TGCTGTGGTGGAAGAAAAAGCAAACGGTGGCATTGTGTCCGCCGCTCAGCCAATGCCGCAACACTACGACCGCACCAGCTGGCAACGTCAGTCCTTCAAGAAGGATTCGTTGAAGCCAGCCACCGACATGTTCGGTGATGCTGTTGTAACTGTTACGCGCATTAAATGAAGCTACCGAATCAAAGAGTCAAGGAAGCAATCCGTCGTCTGGGTAACGACAGTGATTTCACTACCTTGATTGAGTATTTGAAGGAAGTACGGGAAGAAAAACGATTGGAACTTGAAGACTGCAACCAAGCAGTCCAGTCCCATAAGTTGCAAGGCTATAGCCAAGCACTGACCGACTTGCTCAAATCCTGTCAGCAATGACAGGGAACCACTGGGGCAACCCAGTTTTTTAACCCCGCCGCGAATACCTTTCCGTAACGGATGAATACCTTTGAGTAGGCTCTGTACGTGGAGGACAAGGCTCACGGAGAAAACCAAACATGGCTCGTATACCTAAAGCAGTAGAGAAGCAAGCACAGCTTGCGGAAGACTTATACAAACAAGCTTACGGGAACACCGACGGCACACCGCCAGCGGCTCCTGTAGAACCGACACCCGAGGGTGTCCCACCTCAGAATCAGGAAGCAACACCTCCTGCTGAACCACCAGCCGCTCCGACGGATGGGAAGCCCACTGACCAGAACACACCTGCGCCAGCTGAGCCGAACGCCCCGGAAAACGACGATGGCAAGCCGAAGCCTAAGTTCCCTGATGCCGACCCCAACTCCAATACTTGGGAGCAGAAGTACAAAGTTATCGCCAACAAGTACTCAGCTGAAATTCCCCGCTACGCACAAGAAGTGCGCGGCTTAAAGGAACGTATCGCTGACCTTGAGTCGAAACTTACTGAAGCTAAGTCGCAACCAACGCAATCTGCCCCCGTGCAAAAAGTAAAGCCGGAGGAGATTGAGGAGTATGGCGACAAGTTCTATGACTTTGTTAAACGCGCCGCATCGGAAGTCGTTCCTGCTGGCGCTGGGAACAGCGAAGTCGAGAAGCTCAAGGAGTCGGTAGAAGAGGTATCCAAAACGCAACAACGAATTGCGCGGACGAGGTTCTTTGAAGAGCTTGGAAAACTAGCTCCGCAGTGGGAAGCGTTGAACACAGACCAAGACTTTTTGACTTGGCTGAATGGCATTGACTCGTTATCGGGTCGCGCCCGTCAGGACATCTTTGACGACGCTTACGGACAGCTTGATGCATGGCGAGTAGCCAACTTCTTTAACGGCTTTACAAGCGAGCAAACACCAAAAGCACCCGAGCCAAACCCTCGCGATGCGCTTGAGTCACAACTTGTGCCTACAAGCAATCGTGCGGTAACGCCACCTCCTTCTAAGAAGTTCTGGACCACAGCCGAAGTCGCTCGTTTCTACGACGGCATGCGACGTGGTGACTACTCAGAAGAGGAAGCGGCTCGGATTGAAAAAGACATATTTGCCGCTCAATCCGAAGGAAGATTCCGATAAGAACGGGCGGCAGAGGCATAACATTGAAAGGAAATTCAAATGTCTCTCACTCCTGCAAGTAACTACTACGGTTCCGGTACTGGAACTACTGATGCTTACTCCGGTAAGTTTATCCCTCAGATTTGGTCGGGCAAACTTCAAGTTAAGTTCTATGCTCACACAGTTCTGAACGACATCACCAACAACGATTGGGAAGGCGAAATCAAGGACCAAGGCGACAAAGTCGAAATCCGTACGATTCCTTCTATCACAATCAACAACTACACCAAGGGTCAAACCTTGTCTGCTCAAGTTCCTACCAACAACGTTGTGGAACTGAACATCGACAAAGGTAAGTACTTCCAAGTGAACGTTGATGACGTTGATGAAGTTCAGGCTGACTTGAAGCTGATGGACATCTTCACCAATGACGCCGCTCAACAAATGAAGATTGCTGTTGATACCGACGTGTTTGCTGGCATCGCCGATGGCGCGGCTACAAACAACAAGGGCGCAACTGCTGGTCTGTTGTCTGGTGACATTAACCTTGGTATCGCAACTGACGCCGCCGCCGCTGGCGACCAGCGTCGTGGTGTGAAAATCACCAAGGACAACATCATCGACAAAATCATTCAGATGGGTCAGTGCTTGGACGAGCAAAACGTTCCTGAAGAAGGTCGTTGGATTGTTCTCCCTGCATGGGCGGCTTCCCGCATCAAGACTTCTGACTTGAAGTCTGCAATGATTACTGGCGACCAAGTGTCTCCGCTCCGTAACGGCAAGCTCGGCATGGTGGACAAGTTCACTGTGTACGTAAGCAACCTGTTGCCTAGCGCCACTGGTATCACTGGTGAAGGTAGCGACTCTAGCGTTAAGGCGTTCAACGTCTACGCTGGTACTCGCGACGCCATCACTTTCGCATCGCAAATCACTAAAGTTGAAACCCTCCGTAGCACTTCTACGTTCGGCAACTTGGTTCGCGGTCTGAACGTGTATGGCTACAAGGTGATTAAGCCTGAAGCTTTGGTTGAAGGCTTCTTCTACGCTGGCTAAGCAGTTGCCGTAGCGACTTGTGGGGGGCTTCGGCTCCCCACTTTTTTACAAGGATTCCCATGCTTTTGAGAAACACACGAACCGGATTCATTTATGGATACAACGCAGTGTTGGCAAACGACCCTGAGTTTGTTCCATTTGAAGAACCGAAGAAGGTGGTTGTCGCAGAAGCTCCGCGCAAAGTTGTGCGCAAAAAAAAGGAGAAGGTAAGTGACAACGTTCAACCAGCTAATCAGTAGTTCGCGAGTCGTTCTGAACGATGCCGCTGGGGTTCGTTATACCGATTCCCAGATGATTGAGTACGCAAACGACGGACTCAAAGAAATTTATCGTATTCGCCCTGACCTATTGTTGGGCAAGTACACAACCGCATTGGCGACGTATGTTGGAACGGATGACGTTCCCATCAGCGATACGTTCGCAATGTTCCTTAAAGACTATCTTGTGTTCCGAGGCGGATTGCGTGAAGACGAACAGTCGTCTGATATGCGCTCGACCGCGTTCTACGCACGATTCAAGAATGGATTGATTGCGGTATGAGTAAATCACACACAGCATTCCTCGACTACGTCATGCCGCATGTGCCGGGATGTACGGTCGAAATGGCGCTCTTGGAAGTCAAGAACACCATCATCGACTTCTGCGAGAAGTCCCTCATCATCCAGCGCGACCATGACCCTGTGACTTTGGTGCAAGGTCAAATTGATTATGACTTTGAGCCACCTGCTGGCTACTTGGTCTCCCGCGTGATGAAGGCTTGGTACAAGACCAAGGAACTGTCACCAATGTCACCCGACGAGATTCAAAACGCCGAGGTGTACAACCGCATGTTTACTGGCGCAGATGTTGGTCAAACCGACCCACGTCAGTTCATGCAAAAAGATGAACGCACCTACACGGTCTATCCGATTCCGGCAGAGACTGCGAAGAATGCATTGACCATGCGAGTGGCTCTCAAGCCAACCCGCGCCTCAAGCACAATCGAAGATGTTGTGTATGAGGACTACGCCGAAGTCATTGGTCATGGCGTAAAGGCTCGCCTGATGATGTCGCCCGGGAAGCCGTACACAAATCCCCAAGGAGCTGTCGCGTCTCTCGGCATGTACCAATCCGGTCTTAACACTGCCCGTCAGCGCGCCGTTCGTGGATACGTTCGTGGCGACTTAAAAGTCCAGTTGAAAAGGATTTGATATGGCAGAAAAGATTAAGCTGGTCCAAGGGGACACCAAACCAGTTATCGTCATTGCACTCAATGACGAGACCAGTGGTGACCCAATCGACATCAGCACAGCAACAACCCGCTTGAAGTTCCGTGCAACTGGTAGCTCATCGATTTTGACCACTGTTACTGGCGTAAAGCTGGCTGGCAAATTGAAATCGGACGGCACGATTGATTCGACCTCGCCATACAGCACCCCGGGTGTTGGTGGTCGCGTCCAGTTTCTCTGGGCAGATGGAGACTTAAATCAACCCGCTGGAGACTACGAAGGCGAAATCGAAATCACGTATGCAGATGGCACAATCCAGACTGTGTACGACATGTTGAAATTTAAGATTCGCGAGGACTTCTAATGGCTACTCCCCGTATTCTTGCGGGGGTGTCATACGCCAGAGTATCCGCAACCGTAACGGTTCAAAATGTTCAAGCGTATGTAACGCTAGACAAAGACGGCGTACTCAGTAGGACGTATGTCGTCCCTGTAGCGGCGCTCAAGTACATCAACATCGTGATGTACGCGGAGGCTGACCCTATTGGTCGCAACCCCGTACTCCGAGAAATCAGCTACGTTGTCGACCAGCATCATATTGAGACTGGCAAGAACGTGGCGGACTTGGCTGTGTCAACGGATGACGCGGTCAAGGCTGAGTTCAAGAAGGTCCCGAACGACAATACTGTCACGTCGGAGACAAAACACTTTGATGTGTCGGCTGTAAGGGCTGACACGTTCCATGCGGTAGACGCGCCAGCCAAAGGCTTCGTACAAGCCCCGCGCACTGACTCGGTAACGAAGTCAGACTACGCCTCGCCGCACATGAATAAGCGCCCAAGCGACCCGGTTGCCACTGCTGACGCAATCAATAGTAGAGCCGTCACGAAAGCGCGAACAGACCAAGCCACGCTGTCCGAACTGCGGACCATGTTCCTCTCCAAGAAGCTCAACGACACCGTTGACGCCGGGGATGAGTTGAACGCATCGGTCGGCACAGATGACGGCGAGGTCATGGCTTTGTACAAGGTCCTCTCAGACTTTGCTGGAAGCGCAGACGCTAAGGTGTACGCCTTTGCCAAGAGCTTGGCTGACCAAGGTCACACGACCGACAGCCTGTTGCGGTTGGTTCAAAAGGCTGTTGTGGATAGCTTCGCTACGAGCGACGCCCAAACCCACGACATCCAGAAGGTACTGAACGACGTTGCCGATGCTGGCGATGAGTGGAACACGCTCTTCGTTACAGACGATGGCGAGGTCTTTATGATGTACAAGGCTCTTGAAGACGCCTTTACACAGTCAGACTTTGTATCTGTTCAGGCTGAGAAGAACCTGTTGTCCAGCAACCCAACGACCAGCGATGAGCTGTTGCCGTTTGTTCTGGGCAAGGGAATCGAAGATGTGCCAGTCACATCCGAGGGAATGCTGTTTGTCACAACGAAACAGCTGGCAGACACATGGACGTTTTCTGACTCGACCTCAAACAATACCGGAAAGGTGTTTTCTGAGTATCGCGGCACTACCGAAGGTCCGGGCTACGAGAACACGTACGCACTGAATTACTTCGCGACAGCCGACTATGTGCTTGAGCCGTTCCCGGTAATCGACTTCCGCAAGGCTTTGGCTGATACGCCAGATGCAACAGATGCTGTTGTGTCAGCAATCAGTAAGCCAAGAACAGATTCTGCAACAGCTGTTGACACCAAGGGAATTCTGACTGGCAAGACCAAGTCTGAGTCCTTGAGTACCTCTGACACCGACACTGTAAGTTTCGGGAAAGCCGGAGTGGAAACTCTGGCAACAGCAGAACAGACTGTGCGCAACATCAGCAAGGCTTT